TTACCCAATTCCTTTGCCGCCTCTTGAATGATTTTAAGTGGGCTATGCTGTGTGTTTTGAGAAATTCCAAAAGGGGCAATCAGATGATACTTTTCTGGAAGTCCTTCCGCTTTTTCTTGCCCAAGCCTGTCCAGAATAATGTTTGTTTTGTCTGCGTCTTTGATCCTTGGATCGGCATAGACAAAATCAGTCCAAGTTTTTCTACTCTTTCTATAATCAGCATATTTATTAGGCCACACCTCAAGATCAATAATATCTGCGTTAAATGGGGTTGAGCCCATTGGCTTCGCATAGGAGACCAAATCAAACACGCCATAATATTGTTCGAAGCAATCGAATAAAACCTCGTGGCCTTGGTCGGCTAGATATTTACAGGCCGGAAGGCATCGAAGGACATCCCCTAGCCTTTGTTGATATTTTATGACTTTAGGTTGCATCGTCTACAACGCTTCTGTCTTGTATATGAGCAAAGTATCTATTTAGGCGAATTGGGCCGTGGGTCTTTTGTAGTTCTTCCCAAGATTTTAGAAGTCCGGCATATCCATAAAACTGCTCCTTAAATTCGACTTGAGCTGGGACAGAATAGGCGAAGTGGTCAAAGATCATGCCCATTTCCTCTGTGACTCCCCTTGGGATTCTGATTGGCTGATGGTTCAAGATGGGCGGTTCGTGGCTTGTAAATTCGATGCCCTCTCCCCATTTCCACGCTCTATACCATTCATAGGGATAGCACCCAAGGCCGGAGCGAGAAACGACAATCTTTTTCCCTATATAATAGTTGCAATGAAATTGTGCGGTGGTTCCGGGCGTTCTATCAATCAAAAGCCTATAAACATCCTCCATCTGTTTCTCTGTCCAAAATTCATCGGCATCTTGCTCCATCACAACCCCGCAATCCACCCCCTCCAAGGCTCTTCGTATCATCTCAATCTTTCCATCGAAAGCCTTATTTTGATATTGGAAAGACACCTTTGGATGCTTTAGGTTTTTAAGGTATTCATGCGTTCCGTCTATTGAAACAAAATCTTTATGCCACTTAGCCGGAACTTCCTTGCACCAGCGAGTACAATTTCTAGGGTTGCTAACACCCTCGACAATCCTCCATTGCCAAGGGATAGTTAGCTTTTGGTAGGCCTCAATTTTTTTTGAAATAAAAGGCTCTCCGTTCAATACGATTGTGAAAATGGTTAGCATATATCCCCCCATTCTTCTTTTGCAACGGCAACATCCAAAGAGCCGTCTTTTCTTAAGGTATCAAAAATTGCGGAGGTTCTTTTGATTGGCAAAAGATGAAGGGCATAGGCCAAAAAAGATTCTGGGTGGAAAATGCCTCCCCTTAGGATGTATTCGTCTAGTTTTGAAAATCTATTAAAATAGGTTTCCATCCAGCACCTTTTCCCAAAGGCAAATCTGTCGTTATACCCCCAGTAATTACAAAACTTCGGAATATAAATGGCATCGTCTTTTGGGGCTTCTGGGGGTGTTCTAAAAACCAAATCCGGCCTTAACCTAACAACGCAATCCGCCTCAATCCCGCTGTTACTGAAAATATGCCAGACCCTTTGCATCGCCCAAAGCTGGCGAAGAACGCTTTGAATACCGTGACACCCTCGGCCAATCTGCCAAGCATATTCCCTTTTCTCCTCGATATATGGTTGTTCCTCAATCACAAGGATATTTGGTTTAAGCAAAAAGGCTTTCTCGGCATCCTCATCTTTTGCGGCGTGGACTATCCAAAAGGCTTCGGGATACGGGCTTTTTAGTTGCTCGGCGGTTTTGTCCAGGCTCCGCATCTGTCCAGAAACAAGGACTGCGGTTTTCAAGATGTCTTTAGTTCCTGTACCAATGCCTTAAATTTTTTATGTCCATCGGATTCAAGAATATAAGAATCATCAATTTTTGCACCATCATATTTTTCCAAATGCCCTTCCCTGCGAAGTGTTGCCAGCGGGGTTCCCTCAATTTCTGCCGTGCCAGAAAGCTGATAAGAATCAAATGGAAGGCTCTTAATAAATCTTATGGTTTCCTGTCTTTGGTCTGCCGTTTCGCCGGGAAGGCCAACCGTGAATGTTCCATGAACAGTCATTCCAATTTCCTTCAAATGCCTAACCACGCCAGCACCTTCCTCCAAATTAAGATGCTTATTGACGATGTGATCCACAACAAATTGGCTTCCAGATTCAAATCCTAGCTTCACCCCGAAGCATCCGGCATCTTTCATAATTTTCCAAGTCTCAATCGGGATGGTGTCCGCCCTGCACATGGCCGACCAAGGAAGCCCGATTTTGCCCATAACCTCGCACATTTCTAGGGTGTGCTTATTTCCAAGGTTAAAGGTATCGTCATCAAAATAAATGCTTTTAAATGGGAATCTTTTTAGAAGATAGCCTAAAAAGTTTTCCACATATTCTGGCGTGTAATAGCGGACGGTTCTTTTACCCTTCCCATCTGGATCGTTGCCCGTCATGGCCGCAGGCCAAACACAAAAGATGCACTTAAACGGGCAACCCCTCGATGCCCAGACTTGTGCGTGGGGAAACTTTTGCCCTCTCGGCTGATGGTCGCAGTAATGATCCCAACATTCGATGGGATATTCTGGAAACGGGGCTTCATTCATTTCCTTTTGGCTTAAAAGTTCCGCCTCAATCACCCCGCCTTTTTCAATTGCCCTTAAAACACCCTTTTCATATTCTCCCTTAACCACTGCAAAAACTCCATTCTTTTCGATGATTTCCTGCGGGGATACCGCCGAGATTGTCCCTGTTAAAATAATCTTCGTTTCTGGAAGAATCCTTTTAATTTCTGCTATGACTTTTTGATCGTGTTCCCAGCTTGGGGTTGCGGTTTCAATCACAAGAAATTCCGGGGCTGTTTTCTTTAGCCACTCAAAATATGATTTGTAGGATTCTCTAAGGGCGATGGAATCCCGAAGTTCAACCTTGTGTCCGGCCTTTCTTGCGTAACTTGTGGCATACCCCATAAAAAATGGGAACGGAATATATTCTCCAAATTGAAAATTGTCTGGCCTGTTGAATTGTGGTGGATATGTATGCGGCCAGCGGGAGCCAGCCCTAACGCCGCAAATATTATTTTCCCACCAAGGGGGATTTGAAAAAACGATCATTTCTTAAAAATGGCAGAGCCATTCCTCCAAGATTGATCTTCCCACAAAACAGGATGCCCCTCTGTTTTCAGCCATTGATAATTGCCATAATTTTTAATATCGTTCACATCGTCCAAGGCAATGATTCCGCCTTCTCTAACTTTTGGAAAGAAAACCGTAAAATCCGCCCTTCCAGAAAACACCCCGCCATCGAGCAAAAGAAAATCAATCTCATCTTTTAGGCCGAGATGCCCCCAAGTATATTTAGCCGCCACCCTAAATTCTTCTCTATGCCATTCAATAATTTGCTCAAGGGGATATTGGTTCAGCTTTGTTTGGGTCGTTCTATAAAAATCCTCAACCGCGTCCACGCTCATCCAAGTCATCGGGTTGCTTGAAAGTTGGTTAATAGCAAGTCCCCCTTGCCTTCCATCAAGATTGTATTTATGCCTAGCAATTCTGTCGGGATGAATTTCAAAACTAAATAGCTCCCTTGTCCTTATGCATTGCGTGGAGCCATCCCCGGTTCCTCCCCCTATCTCAACCCCAAGCGAAAGCCCCTTGCTGTATTTTTCTAGGGCTTGGCCGAATGGGTCTTTTAGTGTTATTTCTTGCACTTGGCCTTTTTAAATTCTGCCGTGTATTTAAGGGCTTTCACAATTACATAATTGATGACTGCTTCCTTGTCCTTGGCAAGCAATTCCATCCCGATTTCAAAAAGCTCCTTCTCTGCTTTTTCATCATACTCAACATCAACTAAAACATATTTTGTTTTATCGAGGCGAGATTTGCCAAGAGTGATAATTCCAAGGTCTTTTGGATCGCTTGCCTTGGCCTGCCTAATGCCAAGAATCGGCTTTTCTTTTTTCATAGATGGCTTTCCCCTTTTCATAGAACTCAGGCTTATTGTGGTTCTTTATTAGATCATCCGGCTTGCCGCCTGTAAATAGCGGGTTTTCGTGTTTGAATTGAATATGTTTTGCCTCAATCACAACTCCTTCAGCATAAGCCCTTTCTGTAAATTCATTGTCTGAATAGATGCCATCGCTCTCTTGGTAGTCGGGGTGGAACATATAGCCCCCCTGCTTTTCGAGTCTCTTTTGCGTTAAAATCGCCATGCAAAGGAGTTTATCGGTTCTAAGCCCATCAGATATGGCCAGCACTTTCTCCTCATTTGTAGCCCCAATAGCGGTTGAAATTAGGGCATCCCAATAGCGGCATGGGCTCCAATCATCGCTCATTTGAATAATAATATCTCCCTTGGCCTGTTTTGCCCCATAGTTCCAAGCGTTAATGATGCCGCCGGGGTTGGCTCTAATGGCTTGGTGGGGCGTGTAGTCTTGGGGGTCATCGTGATCCACTACAAAAAGCCATTCCACCTCTAGGGGCTTTTGGGCAAGCGTTAGCCATTGATGCCTTCTTTGCCACGCGATTTGTGGCCTTCCTTTGGTTGCGTGAACCACGCTAATTTTAGGGGCTGGTCTTGCCTTCCTAATCTTTTCGGCCTCTTCTTTCTTGCCAATACAGGCACAAGCTGTTTCGTACAAATCCATCGCTTGCCAAGAATAAATTGCTTCAACAAGGTTCCAGTAGTGTTGTGTTGGCCTTGGAAGGCTCATGGCAGAACGAGCCGCCCCCCAAACCTTGTTCCATTTTCCATGGGCTGAATACTCAACCGCGAGCCAATAATGGGCTTCCCTGCGGTCTGGCTGGCAGGCAATCGCCTCGCCTAAATATCTTAATTTTTCCTCGGTAGTCGGGGCGCATCTTCCCATATTGCAAAGCACATCATACCGAAGTGTATCCTCTAGCTCTGGGAATTGAATTGCCAGCTTCCCGTATTTTAGGCACTCGGCCCAATTTGTAGTTAAAAAGTATTCTTGCTGGGTGTAATAAAGCGAGGTTGGGGCTGGCTCCAAAACATCCTTTAGGATGGTGAAGTTTCTGTCGGCAGATGTCTTTTTATAGCCTTTTGGGTTGTGAACCCGAACCACCTTATCAATCCCAAATATTTTTGTCTGATCCTCTGCTACCAACATTTCGTGAACCCGATTCTTCCATTTGCACTTGCCCTTTAGGGAAACCATCTCACGAAGGGGTATCAATCCGGCATTGGAAACATTGTAGCGGAACGCTATGAGTTGGGCTTCCCTCTGCTCTGCTTGTGTAATAGCTTCGTCTATAATTGCCTCTGCTCCTGGTTGCATCTCATCATCAGCATCCACCCACATCGCCCACTTCTCTGAACAAGCCTCTAGGGCTGTATTTCTGGCCGTTGCAAAATCGTCTATGTGAGGCCAATCCGTTCTTTTGTTTTTGTAATAAACGACTTTAGCCCCAGCATCCAAGGCAATCCGCTCCTCCTCGGCTGTCGAAGCTGACCCGCCAGCAAGGCAAACAACAAACTCCTTCGCAACGGGCTTGAAACTTTTAAGAACTCTTTGGAGATACTCGGCTTCATTAGAGCCACAAATAAGGTAAATGGACAGAGGATTTCGCATATAGGATTTAAGGTGGGATTTATGTCAATTCATAGAAAAGAAAAGGGGGCTAGGGCTTTTACCCTAACCCCCCTTTCGAGGAACACACAAACCAATCTTTAGTTGAAGCTGGTGGTGATACGCACGCCAGCATTCGCATCAATCAGCTTTTCAGCCGTATTCATACGAACCCGAAGCACATTGCTCCGGCGAGCCTCATCACGATAGCTCTCGGAGACGAAGCCTCCGGGGGCATCAGCCGACCAAACGAGGGTGCGCCCGATACCGCCAGCGGTGAACTGACCGCTCTGCACATTGGCAACGGTGATGAAGGTGTTGGAGAACACGAACCCACCAGAATAGGCCTTGTTC